CTCATCTAAAGAATTAGAAAATTTATATCTATATGAAGAAAAATAAAATATACGGCCCAGATCTATGGAAGCGCAACGAACACGGACTACTAGAGTCTGTTGAATATACATTTAACGAGGATGGTTCGGTGAATTGGCGAGCTATGATTAGCCCAGAACACCTATACCCAAACAAAGATCATTTTGAGATGCGTAAGATGCCTCTCCCAGAATCTATTGAAGGGTTAGAGGACAACCAGCTTCTAATTAAGCTCGGTGGAATTAAAGAGCTAGCTAAACTTCGAGGTATTAAGAGCGTAGGGTACAATGTAGAAGAAAGTTCTGATGAACGATCAGTGGTTCGTTGTATTGTGAAATTTATTGCTAATTATGAAAACCCAGATGCAGAAGGTCTTAGTTTTTCCTCCATCGCTAACGCTACAGTCCACAACACAAACGGGTTTGCTGCTAAGTTCTTGGAATGTATTGCGGAAAATCGCGCATTCGTCCGCACTGTTCGTAATTTCTTGGGTATTCATATTGTTGGGGCAGATGAAATCGATACCTCAAGAAACAAAGCCCCAATTGTTGTCGCACCTAGTTCTGGAGCGAAGGATATTAGCCCACAAGGGATTCTAAAAGAAAAAGCAGGTACAGACTTCAACTCGTTCCTAACCAAGCTACGTAAGCTTTATACGGAGGGTAAATATGAGAATGATCCAGAAATTATCAAAACCTGGAAAGATTACAAAGACGTCCCAGCAAAAGAATGTCGGAAGCTTTTAAAGTTAATTTGAAAAACGGCTTACACAAAATAGACGAAATTGAAGATTTGATTTCGATAACAAAAGAAATGTATGCTAAAATTGGCAAACATACTCATTTTGGATTTGAATTAAACCCGTCTTCTTTTTGCTCTTATTTTTCTAACCCGCAAAGATTTAAAGACTGTTTTTGTTTCGGATATTTTATTGACGGCAAAGTAGTTAGCTATATAATATGGATAAAAATTTACGACGCTAGAGTTAATAAAAAAATTATACAAGAATATATCTGGGGATCAGATCCCGAAACAAAAGGTTACGGCATTAAATTATTTAAAAAAAGTTTAGAATATATAAAAAATATATATAAATTTGATGTAGTTCTGGTAGCGAATAGTGATAAAAACTCTAAGTTAGAAAAATTCTACATAAGAAACGGTTTTAAACTAGAGAGCAAAACGTTTTACAAAGTTACTTAAAATCAACTTACAAGGAATTGAGTTCTGTTGCCCCTACTGTTAAGGCTTGATGTTATTGTAAATTCCTCATTCATGCCACTCTGGTCAGGAAAACTTAACTTCTTTTTGCCATCAGTGAAAATAGCAAATGCCTGATCAATAAAGCTCTTTGGAGCTGTATATTTTAAGTCAGAAGTTACAGTAACTTGGCCACTAGTTCTTATAGTAAAAACAGCCTCCCAATCTAAAGGTACATCATTTACCACATGTAGATTAACATCGCCCGACCCGCTTATTCCAAATATTTGAACGGGGCCATCGGATTGGTTATAGAAGAGATCGTTTGCATTTGCCCTTGAAATAGTAATTGTACCCGTACCAGTAATATCGGTAGAGTCTGGAAAACCAAAAAACATTTGACCTCTAACTGCGTTTGATATATTTCCAGTTTTAATATAATCTCTTGGCAAACACTTGTAATATAAAAAACCAGTATAACCACTTATATCTCCAGATGACACCGATAAGAGTGTTTTTTGACCAGTTTGCCTAATTGCCACAGCGTCTCGTGTGACTAAATTGGTTTCGTCTATATAGTCGGGAGAAAAATCCGCCGTTTCTCCAGTATAAATATTTGCATATCTTATATTATAGATGCCACTATCATTTCGGCTTCCAGTAAACAAAGCATCAAACTCAATCACATTTTCAACCAAATCGAAGTCATCTAGATATTGTTGACCTTCACCAGTTGGCGAGTAAATTGAATCAGCCCCGCGTTTTATAAGACCACTAATTCCGCCGCTGATTCCATAATCAGGAAGCGTTACAGAAAAAGAGGCTTCCCCACTAGAGAACGTGTTAGATCTGTCGCCTACAGAAAAATCAATTTTGAAACCATCGGTTAGTGGGTGGACGCCTATCTTGCGTTCGTCTAATCTGTTTATGCTACCAGATGTACCTATTTGTAAAAAATTAAAATCAACATTTGCTGTCGGGAAATCACTGTGTAGTATATAATCCCTGTTAACATCACCGACAACACTGATAGCGGTGGTGACATTATTAGAAAGGGAAGAGTCAACTAAATTGGGGAAATCAGTAAATCTTATATCAAATTCACCATTGCTACTAGAAGGGAGGCTACCTCCTAAATTATAGTAGTTACTAAACGTAGTACTAGGAAGAGCTGAATTAAATGCTGATATATACCTATGCAAACGGCCTTGGTAGAGATTCGTTATTGTCGAAAAAGTTGGTTCGTTTAATAATTGACAGACATTAGTTGGGTGATTTAAAGAACTAGGCACATATGGACTTATATCTGAAAAAGTTGGTGAGGTGCCAAAATTCTTTGAGTTAAGGTCTAAAAACCACGTTGATGTAGTATCCCAAGGATAATCTATAAATTGGGGCGTTTGATACCACCCTGTTTTATTATAAGTAACACTACCTGGATCATCATCCATTATAGCCCAACGGGTATTAGAAATCTTAACTTTAAAACCGCTTGTGGTTAAGTTTTGAAAGACATTGTCAGAGTCAAGACCATCGGGATCAATAACACCTGTATAAAATCCATCCATGCTGGCGGTATTTCGGGGGACCTCTAAATCGGAAGTGACATCAACTGTCTGTGTCTGATTTGTAATAACATTGAACCAAAATGGATCTACGCTCCAAGGATAATCTCCAGGTAAGTTAGATCTCCACCCTGTTTTATTATAAGATGAACTGCTTGAATCCCTATCCACAATGTACCAATAGTTATTTGCTTGTTTTTCGAACCTGAAACCACTGGTATTTTCGTTTATAAAAACACTTCCACCAGCAGCCCCAGTATAACGCCCATTTAAAGTGTCTGAGTTACCAAAAATATTAAATGCAGCACCCATATTGATGCCATCAAAACCAGTGACAAAATCACCATTGATTATATCCTCTAAAGCTGCACCGACTCCAGTTAGTTTGAACCCAGTTGTGTATGAAAAGTCTTTCAATTCAGAAATATCCACTGTTTTATTTGGGACTCCGTTCAAGTAAGTAGTCATTAAAGCCGCTTCTCTATCCATAGAAATACCAATGTGTTTAATATTCCCATCGTTTAATGTCGTCTGCCCCGTAATAGCCTCATACTTTTGTAAACCATTATTTACAAATAAATAGTTTTTTCCGTCACCAGATTGTATCCAGCTGAAAATACCTGGGTTATTAAAAATAGACTGCCTCCCCGCAAGAGCTGGATCAAATGTAGCCCAAGTCATTATGCTGAAATTGCCTGTGCCAAAACCATTTGCGGTACTAAATTGAATTCTATCTATGTTGTTGTTACTGTTTTCGCTACTTATGCCAGGCTCCAGTCCAGTTTGCAAAACATTTAGTCTCACGGTATTTTTTGTTCCATGCCGCTGTACACTAAAAAACATATTATCATACTGAGGGTTTTGCTCAACCCTCTGGGGTAAAACAGAATAATCGTTATAATCAAATTTGTAAGCCGAACCTCCCAAGCCGTTTAAAATTGGGGTACTATCAAAGTCAACGTTGTTAGTCTGAGTGCTGGCATAATTAAGACTTGCAACACCAATTTTACTAGAAGATAAAATATTAAAAGTATCTTGCTTTGCTGCTATATAAGCAAATTTACCAGTTCCACTAGCCATTTCTAGGTTAGCTTGGAAGGCTTTATAGAAAAATCCGTTTGTAGTAATTCCAGTTATGCATGTTTCACAAAAATAGTCCTCTATAGCTATGTCGGGCTGTTGTGATTGTATGTACACAATAGGCGTAGAGTCGAAAGGTTGCTCAAATTCAACATATTTATAATCTTGTTGATAAGTATTTTGTACAAAATGTATCTCTAACCTATTATTGTTCTGGTCAAAATTAAACGACCCCGTCTTGGACGCTATGTAATTGAACTTTTGCAACCTCGAAAAATCCTGAGAACCAACAGTTTTTACAAAAAATTTGCCAGACTCACCAGAAACCCTACCTAATTTATTTATATAATCTCTTTGATTTGAAGAATCCGTTTCTTGTGAGATGAACACCGCTGGTGTCTCATCGAAACTCTTATTAAAGACAATTCCTGTCGGATTTAAAGTATTGGGCGCTACAGTGAAGCTGTCAACTTCAAAATCTATATTCGGAGGAACTTCATATCTACCGTCACCAGTATAACTGGTCGCTTCATCTAATTCTGCAACTGTTATTTCAATAATTTCCTGATTTCTAATGTTTTTAAAACCTTCTTGAATAAGAGTACCATCAAGCTTCCTTAAATCTAATGATTGCTTATCTACTTCGTTAATTATGTCGTAACCACTTCCTCCGAATAGATCCTCAAAAGTCACCCTGAAACGAGAAACCAGACCTGTTTCATATGGATATAACTGAACTCCCTGACCAATACGGTTAGTTTCGCTGTAGGTTGATTCAAAATTAGGTTCAAGTTCAATATTTAAGTAATTATACAAAGAACTACTGCTTGAAAAATTAAAATCACTAAACGATGTAGTAAAAGACATTGATGTAGCCAATAAACTTCTTGCTGGAAGAGGTCTTTTATTTTCAGAAAAAACAAGCACAGTGTAATCCCCTAACTGATCTATTCTAGAAACATCCTCATCAAGACTAACATATGTAGACGAACCCGCAGATTTTCTCACCTCTGTTTGAATATTTTTGCCATTAGGCTCTTCTAAAATTATAATGTATTTTTCTGGAGGGTTGGAGGCTGGGTCGTTAATGGTAAAATTCAAAGTTTTTGCATTATCGGACCTGTTTGAAAGACTATTGAAAATCACAGAGGTTGGTGCGTTTGGTCTGTTTATTTCTGTTATTTTTAAAGCGGGCTGGAAAGTATCTGTATTTAAGTCAAAATTCACACCCTCATCCACGAAAGCAAATTTTCCAGTATGGTGTATGCTCGCGCTTACACCAATAGTCCCGTCAACCTGTTCTTTTGTTGATATAACTCTGTAATACTTTGGATCTATACCACTAACATCTATCGAGTATGGTGATCCATAATTAATATTTGCGCTTTTTTCAGCAAACCATTGGCTTGCCCCAGATCCATTTAGATAATCATTTAACCCGTCTATGTGAATTGCTATACCACTATCACATGGGTCCCAACTAACACCAGAACCACCAGGTTTAATTTTTAAAGATACAATTTGTGGCCTATGGATGTCTTTGTAAAATTCGTTACCCGTAGTTGGGTTTTCATAAAAATCATAAACAGATTCTTTCCCTAGTGCGTTTTGAATGTTTATAACTCCACCACTAATATAATCTATTTGGTTACTTGCGACCGCAGGAGACACAATAATACTCCTTGGGCCTATACCACTAGGTGGAGAATCTTTATAAATACCATCGGGATTCTTGTAATCTGCGGTTCCAGAGGTTCCCAAAACAACACCAAAATTCTTATGGAATGATCTAATTTCATCATCAACTCTAATTATATCTCCAGGTTCAATCAACAAAGCATCAAAACCAGCGTCGAAAGATACTGTTTCTGTTGTATATAACGATTCAAACATTATGTGCCTAGCCAACCTTCTTGCTTGCGCTCTAGAGGTACATCCAATCGCGTCCAAAGATTTATAATTTAATCCAACATATTTTATAGCTTCTGTATCTTCTACATATTCCGTCTTAGATTCAAAATTGTATCTTTTATCTAAGTATGTGACCTCCACAGCCGATAGTTTTGTAGATCTATCGACGTCAGCGTATGCAAAAACCCCATCCTTTACATTTAAATTATTAAAAATCATAGCGGGCGGGTATTTCAAATTCTTGGGCGGAACCTCTGTAGGTTGAAGAAAATTATTTGGGTCAGCATCAAATTCGTCCGTTCTATTAAAGTCTTCGAAGAAATAAGGTCTATCAACCCTAACGCTTATGTTTGAGTTGTGGTAATACATTATAGCCATAAACGACCGACCCAAATCCTCCAAAGCCCCCAAAGCTGTTTTTTGATCTTTTATTAAAAGATTACAACTAAATCTTGGCTCTAAACCCCCATACCCGTCGTCCATTCCCACAAAATAACCAGCGCCCCCAGCGTCAACCGTAGCCTTACTCCCATCATTCATAGTGACCGCATCACAATACATACCTATTTCATAAATAGTCCATTTATCTACTATTTCTGGGTCTCTTAAATGGGACCCTAGTCCATACCTAGTATTTATCAATAAATCAAAATAAATCCAAGCTGGGTTATCAGACCATTCAAACTTGAAAGTGCCATCCCAATCTCCGTTATATATTAAATTACCCGCCGTACTACCATCCTTTGAAAACCTCCTATCAGTGCCATCTGCGTTAGTTGGGTTATAGTTAGATGGTATCAGAATTTTTTTCCCCTTCACTCTAAAAGTTCTCTCTGGAACCGAGGGGAAATATTTTGAGTCCAAAGATACTGAAACATAAGAGCTATTCGGGTAACTAAAACGTAATGAATTTATTTTGGTTATACTCGATATAGCTACATTTCTTTTAACCAAATTAGAAAAAGTTTCATGCTCTATTTTGGAAACTTTTATAAAATTATATAAATCACCGTCATCTAATGTTGGCAAAATAATGCCCTCCAAAGAAATAGCATATGGGCTAGTTACTACACCTTGAACTTGAATTAAACCGCCACCCTGCACACTTACCCCGCCACCAGCTCTTGTAAAAAAATCCGCAGGAGATATGGTCTCGTTGCCTGTAGAGTCTGCTTTACCAACCTCAACCTTAAAAGTTACCTTTGTTTTTAAAGGTTGTCCCATCCTGCTTGTCCCCTTTTCATTTTGCGATTTTGTCGCATAGGATTTGGTGTCCGATAGCGCATCAACCTGAAGAGTAATTAACAAATTATTTATGTCTCTATCATAATTTTGATATATCCAAGGTTTTGCTCTTTTTTCGCTTGGTACAAAGTTTTGCCAATTTACGAAATCTCGGCCCGCTTTACCCTCATTTCTTACGTCTCTACTACCGTTACCAGTTCTCGCTCCGTTGGCCGATCCCGCCATACTGTACGGTCCTTTAATTGGGACACCAACTCTTTCCATTTTGGATGGAAGGGCCATTATTTTTGGAGGCTCTTGATTTTCTTTACCAACCCTTAATTCGACATCGTATTTGGAATGACTCACTACGTTATCTTCGGTTCTTAGTGGCACTCCGTTGAAATAACACCCTTTGTCTATTCCATTCGTCGAGCTTCCTCGTTTATTTGTTTCGGAATCAAAATCTTTTGTGGTTCTTCCTAAATCTAATATTTTGCCTTTTTGATCGCAAAGCCCAGCTATCGGACCCTCGCAAAGCAAATCAGTAGATTCGTAAATTTGATATCCAATTTTAGACCAAGCACCTTTGGGTGGCATTAACCAAGATGGTTTCGCACCTTTACTAGCTCCTGCCGCAGAAATAGATCTCTTGTTCCGTAATATGTTTTTATAATAATTCATTTTTACAAATCCTCACCACGGACATCAGTCGAAACGACACTAGAACCTACTCTTAACTCACCATACAACAAAGGTATGGGAAAGCCCTGAGTTAAAGTATTTTTTAAATTAGAAAACAAATAACTAGATTGATCTAACCTTGATTCTGATTTTTGAGCTTCATTATCAGGCAGTTCAACTGGGAATAACAACGCCATTATGCCCTGGATTATCAAACCTACAGCCAAATTAGCTAACGCAGATCCAGACGCCAACCATGCTCCCGCTGCAGATAGATAACCGCCGACAGCGACCACTGCGATTTTTACGGCGCTATAAACGGCTACAGCCACAACACCAGAACCAGAAATAACAGGAACTACATGGATTTCAACTGGGGCTTCCTCAGCCAAAAGCTCTTCGGCCGAATTCCATCTTTTGTTTGGATTTTTAGGGTCTATATAAGAATAACTTATTCCTTCTTTAAATTTAGAAACACAGTATCGCTTGAAACCCTTGTTTTGGGCAGTTAAAGCCCTACCTATATCAAGAAGCTTGGTTATTTCAAATTTATGAAAATTACCAAAAATCTCGCCCATTTCTCCGTGTATAGTTACATTAGTCATTCAAAATACCCCTTAACTTACTTACACCTTTTTCAGACCTTTGAAAATAAGGAAGATCAAATAAATGAAACTTTTTCGTTTCTAAAGAATATATTAAAAACGGGAACATACAGCTTTTTGAACTTTTTATATCGTATTCGGACGGGTCTTCCGTGCAGTCTGTGTGAGAGTGAAACACGGCCAAAAGAGTCCCATCCAGTTTTCTTTCTAGAAAGCTCATTGGATTTATAACAAAGAAACCATCATCCACAGAAACATTTATTATTTCTTCGAAAGACAATTCATCATTTTCATAACAAACAAATCCACAAACCTCCCTAAGTGGGGAAGATTCGGCGAATTCGACCAATTTATCTTTTATTTTATCCTCTTGGTTGGTATGCATGTGTTCCTGGGAATCCCCCAAATCTTAAAACAGATGGGTATCTTTTTTTGCAAGCTTGTAAAGTTTTTGCGCATTCATCCTTTGACCACTTCTTCGAAGTTGATGGGTGATTTTGGTTGCCAATAACACCATCTTCAATACAAACATAAAAAGTCTTCAATCTTTCTGACGATTTATTCAGGGTCGTATCTTCGTCTTTTCTTAGTACAAAGTTATCTATTTCTAAATAAACAGAGTCTCCTTTGTTGTATGTTGTATTCTCCCTCCAAGAAACCCCCCTCTGAGTCGCGGCGTCTATATCAATAGAGACCCCATCAGAATCTTTAAAAGGTTCGTCGTTACCTGTTGTTTTCGGCTCTAATGCATATCTACAACCTTGCCCACGATAAATAAAAGTACAATACGAAGAATAAACATTTCTATTAGGCAAATAAACATTATCTAACTCGAAAACAGTAGACAGTTCAAATTCTACTGCGTGTTTTGTCTCGGTTATTCTCCTATTTATAAAGAAAGTTTCGTCAACTAAATGAGATGTCGGCGAAGCCATTGAAGAGTTCGTATCTACGTCAAAAAAGGGGTTTTCTCCATTTGGAAAATTTACGTCATCTAAAAACTTAGCAAAAGTTCTCTTTCTGACTATTTTTGCGCCAATAAGGTTATTATGAGTTCTTAGGTATTTTGATATGATTGAATCTTCATTACTAACCTTTATCCTTGGTCTGGGCAAGGACATATCGCCTTTTGACTCGAAACCGCTACTTTGTATAGGGAACGAGCTATATGGTTGCCCCTGCCACACGATATTTGTAAATGCGCCATTAATAGATGGGCATATAGCAAGAACGCTAAAAGCGTCTTTCGGCCAAGCGTAATATATCAAATAAAACTCCAGTAATTGACTAGGGTCCAAAGACAAAGCCTCTCGTGCTACATTTTTATTTATACCTTCTGCCATAATTTACTTTACACTTTTAAACA